GATTTTGAGCCATTCGGCTAAATCATACCACCCCTGCACTCTGTCATTCTTTGCCTTCGTCAGCGGAATGCCGCTCTCGGCAAAGATATCTGCTGTGCTTCGTCTCGTGTCTGCGTGTCTGTTCCATAAATCAGGAGGCGCAAATGTGGCAAATACTTCCTCATCGGAATATTCCTTTATCCTTTCGGCAGCCTTGGAAACAACAAGTCCGCTTTCGTAAACCTCGCGGTATACATAAGCATTGTTCTGCTCGTCCAGAGCCACCCACAGGCAGGCAAGCATATCAAGGCCATAGTCTATGGTTCTGTACCTTCTCCAGTGTGACGGCAAGCCAAAAGGCTTTATAACGTGGATATCTCTGTTCCACATGGAGAAATACTGCCCTTCGAACACGTCCCAGTCTCCGTTGAGCCATGCTTCCCTCTGCACAGGCGGCAGATTTTCAAGCATTTTCACATATCCGGGGTCACTCTTCATAAGGATCTGATTATCCTTGACCAATGCCTTGATAAATACATAATCGTCAGGATCCTCACTGTCCTTGTATTCCTTCGTTACAAATAGGCGCTTCATAAAATCATGTCCAACGCCGCCCGGGTTCATAGTGAAGTACATTCGCTTTGGGAAGCTGTTGGCACCTCGAAGGCAGGCGGTCAGAGACATAAGCTGATGTTCTGAGAACTGAGTTGCCTCGTCGACAAATATAATGTCATACTGGTTGCCCTGATATTGCAGAAGGTCGTTGTCATGCCGCAGATAGCCGAACAATATCTGCGAACCGTTTTTAAAAAACAAAGTCTTGAGTGAGCTTTTGTATTCGGCAATGCCCTTGCACATCGATGCAAGAGGCTGAATATGGTTCTGGCGCAGTTCGGGCATTGTTCGTCTCAGGATAAGGATAACAATGCCAGGATAATTGAGAGCGAGGAGTGGAGCCTTTATGCGTACAGCCATACTCTTTCCGCCGCCACGGCCTCCACCATATCCTACAAAACGAGCCGAAGCAGAAAGAAACTCCTTCTGCTTCGGCTGTGGTTCAGGTAATTTAAGTATCATCCTGCGCCTTTCCGTTATAGGAGAGGAAATTATCAAACTGCTTTCGCAGCTTGTCCTCTTCATCAGCGCTCATGTCAGGCTTTTCGACATAATGAACTTTTTCGTTCTTCTCACCTGTCTCATGCTTCAAAAAATGCGCCTGCATCTGAAGAAGCATCAAGCCGATGAGAAGCCCGGTGAGGCAACCTATTGTATAGAAAATCATACCTTCCATTACTTCTCAAAGCCCTCCAGTTTTTCAAATACCACCTTGATTTCGCCGCTCTGACCGTCTTCTGTCTTGCCCCATCCAAAGTTGTGCTCAAGCGAAACCCTTGCTGCATTCACCCCCTGCATCAGCTGTTCCTCGGTGTACATCTCGACATGCTGTCTGGCAGTCAGAACGATGTCAGCCAGGTCCTCATCCTTGCCGTACTTTCGTAAAGTTTCGGATGAGATGCCAAGATGCAAAGCCAGACCGCTCATTGTATAAGGGCGGAACTGCTCGAAAACAAGCTTTCCGTCAGCATATACAAGTCTGCCATCGGCATTCACCTTCGGTCGCCAGCATGAATTAAAATAGCCCTTAACGGCTTTGGCGAGAGCTTCGGGCGATTCAAACGTCCGCTTTCTTCCGCCTTTGCCTTTAAGAATCTTCTTCGCCTCGTCTATTCGGGAATATGTTCCCTCATAGATTCTTTCATCCTTCTTCTTTGCCATTACATCACCTGTGGCAACTGCACAGCCGCCTGCAGCTGAGAAGATGTTTTAATCTTCTGCGGCATTGCCATTTGCTGTTTATCTTTAAGCGCCGCAATAAGCTTTGCCTTGCCAGGGATATACGCATCAGGAATCTGCTCAAGATACAGTTCTGCATCCTGAATAATTCCCTTGGAAAGCAGATTATCAAGAGTCTGAATCTGCATCAGTTCGCTGTAATAAGAAGCAGCGCCGATATCGACCTTGAGTGACATATTGACATCTCCGATAGTGGAAAAGTCGAAGTCACCGAGAACCTCTTCACCGCCTTCGATGTCCAGTGTGACAGTTCGCACACCGTAGTGAGCTCGCATCATATCCTGCAGAATGCGGACAGAACTTTCGCAAAGCTCATAGAACGCCAGCTTCTGCAATTCAAGAGGCATACTGGATGCCTTCTGCGTTGCAATGATAGCTGTGGCATTGTCAGGAGTGATGTTGCCCAGAACAACGTCGGAAGCGCCCATAAACTCGAGAGTCTTCTGGATAAGGTTATCAATAAGCTGAAGCACCTGATTGGACATATCAGCTGAACGCCATGGAACTGCAATAGCATTTTCGGCAGGGCTGCCGTTTACTGCTATGGCCTCGCCCACTTTGTTTGACCAATGCATGATTTTGTTTCTGTCATACATGATTTTCGGGAAAGCATTGTTCTTGATGGAGAGAATAGCCATTCCGAAAAGCTGATTTATGGCAATCTGGTTAGGAATGTAAGCTGATACAGCCGCCGCACCGTGACACGAATGTTTCACCTTCTCCCAGCGCATTCCTGCGATAGGATACTGCTTGTAAGTCGTGTCCCATTCTTCCTTGAGAATAACCTTCGGTGTGGATTTAACACACCATATCGTGCCGTTCTTGCGGAAGTATCTGTGGATGACCGTTGTCAGCTCGGAGGCATACGGCTCATTCTGCGTGTCCTCGTTCTCTCTGTCAGGGATAATGGCAGAGATTATGTCGTCAGAAAGTCCGTCCCTTTCGGCTTCCTCTTTCAGCAAAACTGTCGGAACTTTGAGAGTCACCAGCATATATGGCTGTTTCTCGATATCGGCAGAGTGGGGGTTGCCGAAGATGAGATTTGTGTTCTCAATTATCTCCGCCCTTATGTCACCCTTTACGAGCTGGCCGGTCTCGATAGCTGGGTCGAAATAGAAGTGGAGATATCCGTCTCCGTCGACAGCTGCATTGCGGAGCACATCGCGCAGGAGCGACTTAAAGCCGGAAAGTTCGATAGTTTTGTCGACCGCATCGGAGATGACCTTGGCAGTCAGCTGATTTGTCTCGGTCTCTTCGAAAGGTCTGTAGGAAGCAGAAACGTCATTGGAGACAATCATGGAGATGAAGAATGAAACAACACGACGGAGGACATTGATGACAGGCTTATCAAGGTCAGGGGCGTTGCATCCTTCCCACTGCTTGCCGATATAGAAGTTTTCGTTTACACGAACTGTTTCAAAAAGGTCGATAGAGCTCTTGTAGCTCTTGCCCTTTGTGAACTCTTCGTATATCTTTTCAGCTGTCAGTTTCATTTTCATCACCACCTTTCTCCAACGCACGAATATTGTACCACGAAAAAACGGCTGAAAACGGCTGTCTTTTTTGCAAACAAAAAGCTCCCCCTTCCGGGAGAGCATAAGCCTATCCGATTTTCTTCAGTTCCTCACGCACCAGCACTCTGATGCGTCCTTCACTGTAATGCACGATGGCAGCCACTTCGGTCCACGAATATTTGTTCGCCGAAAGATAACGCATAAAGATTGCCTGGCGCACTCTCGCATCCTGAATCTCAGCAACAGCCTTTTCAATTTCCTTGATTTCTGTCGCCACTTTCTCAGGATCGAGCGCAATGCCGGACCTGATTTCACTTTTCAAAAATCTGTACTGCTGCAGCCTCTGTTTAAAAGTCACCCCCACCTCCTGCGTGTATATATAAAATTTGCGCACGCGCAATAATGAATCGCGCGCTATTTTCAATGACCGCGCCCGCATAACGAGCACCGCCCCAACTATCTGCCACTTTTTCGGGCCATTTTTGCCCTTTTGGTTATAAACTTAAGCGTTTAACGAGTTCCGTAAGAACGCGCGCACGCGTTCTGCATATATTGTATCACACAAAAACGGCTAAAAGTGGCTATTTTATTGTAAAAAATAAAAAAGGCGGAAATTATTCCGCCTTTTGTAGTAGGTTTTGTTATTTAATGATTTCCGATTGCTCTAAAGAATGTTCTATGCAGCACATTAAATTATCTTCAATATATACTTTTACTTTTAATATTTTTGCATTTGCAACAACAGGAAGATTTGAAAAAGTAATGTCTGCTATATTGTCATATTCAATAGTTGTAGTTGTTTCTTTATGTTCATATACACTTTTACTTGTACACCAATCCATAACTACCTTAACAGTTAGTGAATCTAGTTTTTCTATGCTGTTCTTTTGCATTTGCCTAAGTATATACTTCCTTTTATTCAATGTATTTGAAAAATTAATATTCAAAACATTTCCAAAAAAACTACACTCAGTTATATATAAGCCATTATACTCAAACATATCCGTCTTACATATTTTTATCTTATCTTTATATTTGAGATAATTAAGTTGGTTTTTTGACCTCAATAAATTTAATAATGTCATTCTTTCAACGACATTTCTACATAATATAGCTTCTAAACACGTATCTATTTTCATGGAATTAGGATATAAAATTTCAGCTTGCCTATACGGTTTATTTTCTTCAAAATTTTCAAACCCTATACTGTATATCCTCTTGAAATCCAAGTTTGAAAATGCCTCCACCCCTTCGTATAGTTCCGCTCCATTTCCTGCTTGCCTACGTTCAGAAAATTTAACTCCTTCACAAGATAGCAATTTAGCTAAATCAAATACAAAGAATATTGGAACCGTCATATTAGCTTTATCATCATTATAATATCTTAATTTTGGGTGTTTATACCCCTCATTATAATATTGGGTCGGTGTCAAAGGTCTAAAATAAAACCTAACATTTGACAAAACCGAAATATTAGTCATATCAATAACTTGTCGACTTGCATTGTCATTTAGCATTAAACCCATTTTTTGTGCATTATTTCGACTATATAAATATTCTACATCTAAAATATTTACTGCATTTAATACATCTGTATGATGATATGCAAATTTCGGCCACCATTTAACTGGAGTATTATTTTCAATATTATTTTTTATTATATCCGCGTACTCCATTAATCAATCTCCTTCACAGCAAACATTCTACCCATTCCGGCATTGATTTGATACCCTGATACCATTTTATGTTCTTTAATATCCATAATTTTAATTGATGATAAATACCCAAGAGAGAACAACAAGGCGTATACTAACTGTACATCACTATTATTCGAAGTTCTAAATATTGATAAATTTCTTATTTCGTCCCAAATAGCAAAGAAATCATTTTCTGGCACAAAAACTCTTACATCATCGCTTTCAATATTTATCCCGTCATTGTAAGTAAAATTATACAACACACCATTATAGTTGAAGCTATACGGTATAATTGCACTAAGTAGTCTAAGATCGTCAACAACACCGTTAAAAGACATATCTTTTGCATTTTTCTTTAACCAACTTATAGTCTTTTGCTGCTCTTTATGCTCTGGCAATTCATTATGACTTACTCCTAGATAAATATATACATCTATCGGTAACGGTTTAAGGTATTTTTCCATAATAGGGCGAACCAAGGTCCAATCCAATTCACCATTTCCACATCCAAGCTTTGGAAATGCTATAGATGTAATATGCTTTTCAGCGTAAATATTTACAAACTTCATGAGCCCCTTTTCTATATATTCTAACTTTGAAGGGTTCCTCCAATTCTCTTTAGTAGGAAAAAGCAGAATCCAATGGTCTGCTTCTTTATGGAGCATTAGTTTGCCTATAGATAACTGACGTTTTTCACAAGCTCTCTTATAGCTCTCAAACATATCAGGATATCTTTTTTTGAAAGATAAAGCCAATCCCTTCCCCATGACTCCAACAGTATTGACTGTATTTACGATAACCTGAGCTGGACTATCAAATATGTCTCCTTCAATGTACTCAATCATGCTATTCCTCCTACTCAATTACAACTCTGTATCCATCAGGAAATACAAACTCACATTTCAATTGACATCCAGAAACTAATGCAATTTCGCTCAATTCATCTACCGTAAAATTTCCTCGCTTAATTTTTTGGCTAAACGCTTGTGGTGTTTTATTCAATCTTCTGCCTATCTCAGAAACAGATATATTAGATTTAACACATAGCATTTTAATTTGTTCATCTATGACCATAATATCACCTCTTACTAAAGAGTATAAACGAGAATGTTTATATTGTCAACAAATTTGTTTAAAATAGCATTATTGCTCACTTTTAAAACGGCAGACTGCCGTCATCTTCCTCCATCTCATGGAAAGCATCATCGTCCTTTTTGCCTGCCTTGTCACCGGCAAAATGAACTTCCCTTGCTACAACTTCCATAATTTTGTGCCGCACATTGTTGTCGTCTGTCCAGCTGCGGCTGCGGAGAGCGCCGTCAACGATAATCTGCTGACCCTTTTTGAAATACTTCACCACAAATTCGGCGGTCTTGTCCCAGGCAACAACATCGATGAAATCGGTCTCCTTTTTGTTAAAAGCCTGAGGAATCGCAATGGCTATTCTCACATACTTGAATCCGGTATCTGTCTGCCTGAGTTCCGGATCAGCGGTAAGTCTGCCCTGTCCTATGTACCTGTTAAGCATTAAAACATTCTCCAGTCTCTGCAGTATGTGCATTTGCTTTTGTAAAAGCCCCAGCGGTCGAGCTCACCGGAGCAAAGACTCTTTGTCTTTGGCTTGCCCCTGAAGCACTTAGGATATGCCTTCTTCTTTTTCTTTGCCATTATAATACAACCTTTCTTCTTTTTTTGCGTTCATTGATGGTTTCGCGGTAAATCTTTTCCATTTCATACGCCACATCAGAGGAATAAAGCAGGAGAAGATATTCGATAACTTTTATCAGCTCACGCTTTGTCATTTTTTCCAGCACCGCTTTCACCGTCCTTCTTATCATCAAAAATATCGTACGCCTGGCCGATGAGGATCGGCTCATCGGGAGCCAGTTCTCTTGCCAGTTCGGAGAGCTTTGTATCGGCATAGGCAAGGTCAGCTTCTGCATTATGCTCCCACCATTTGCTCACCTTATCCACCCGGTAAACTATACCGTAGCAAAACATAAAATAACAGGCCACCATCAGAACGGCAGATATAATTATGTCTTTCATTTCACCCTGCCCTCCAGCCTCTTAACCTTGCCGTCCATCATCTCACAGACTTCGTCGTTGATATTGTATATAAGCCTGAGCTGCTCCATCATAATGGTCACATCGGCAACCTCTTCGATGAGCTCATCGAGGGAAACCTCACCGCCCATAACTAAAATCTTGGCGAGTACCTTTGTAAGCTCGCTCATTTCCTCAATGGCCTTAATCATCTGATTTGGCGGTCCAAATCGTTCGATAGCCTTGCGATAGACCATCTGACGCTGTCTTATGTTAATCTTATTTGGCATCACTTCACCTCATTAAGTCTGTACTTGATTCCCTTCGGCAGATTTCCTGCCGAATAGGAGAAGATATAATCGTTATACATTGCAGCTGCTCTGTTGGCTCCCGTTTTGTCACCCTTCACCACAGCCTCATCGTATTCGTTCATCAGCTGGCGAAGCTCTCTTTCCAGCTCACTTGCCCTTCCTATATCTGCCCTGACGCTGAACACAAGGACAAATATCGCAAACATCAGAACGAACATTATCAAAAACTTTTTCATTCTTCCTCCTTATATCGTGAGCAGTAATCTGTAGCTTTGAGAGCACCCGACATTCCTCTTACATTCCTGCAAAGCATAATGTCGAGCTTTTCTATGTAGATATGAAATCTGCAGTTCGCGCAGGACCTGTCGGCACATTCGGCGCAGATTACTTTCATAACCGGCTCACTCTTGCCGCACACGCAACATCTTGCCATTATGCCGCCTCCCCATTTAACAGCAGCTCACAGAATCTTGCTTCTGCTACCGTCAGACTTCTGAACTCGTCACCCTCAACTCCTACGATAAAGAACGTGCCGTAAATATCGAGGATATTTCGTTCAAGAGGAATAAGTCTTCCTTCCTCGTTGCAGACGATAGTCAGACCGTCTGGCAGAAACCTCACCGTCTCGATGTAGCCGCCTACCAGCTCCTGCATTTCTTTCAGTTCGTCTTTGATGACGGCGGTATATCCCAGTTTGCCCGGGTGTTTTATAAATACTTTTAACACTTGTGATTTCCCTTCTTTCCGATAGCCTTGAGGCCGTTTTTCTTCCTCCAGTAGCAGATTGCTGTGGGTGCAATATTAAGCTCCCTGCCGATTTCATAGTCATTCTTGCCCTTTTTATAAAGCTCCATCTTCGCTTCATCACTGGAATGACGGAACACCTTTCGTGGTTTCACAACCTCTATGCCCCTCAGAACATCCTTGATGTCATTGATATGGCAGCAGTTGAGCTCAGCAAGAATCTTTATCTGCGCTTTTGGATTTTTGGCAAGTTTATATTCCTGCCTGATTTCAAAACTTGTCATCAACATAAAATATTTCTCCTGTTCGGCACCATAGCCGGACGCACGATTTTTCAACGGCTAAAAAGAAAAATCGTGCTCCGTCTAAGAGTAAGGAGGTTAAGCTGTCGCGAATCGACCATGCTCCGGACGGTAGGTAATAGGCTGTTGCCCCGTCCGGCTATGATGCCGAACACATACTAAATCAATTCACTGTTGTTCTCAGGGTGACATTTCCAACCTTGTACTCGACAAGAGCAAATCTGCTCTTCGGGTGGATCCATATAACCTTGCCCTGCGCCTTTACATCGCCTATGCCAAAGCCGCCGGGTATCGTTATGTCAACCTTCTGATGTATGCGCCATTTATCCTTGTTCATATCCTTCTCCTTACAACGGCAAAATTTGCTGTGCCTTTTCTATTTCATCTTCATCGGTCAATTCTGTAATTTTTGCTCCGAAAACTCTCTTTGCGGCGCTTTCCTTTGCTGAAGCCTTGCCGATTTTTCTGATTTCTTTGAAAATATCGTGAGCGCGCTGACTTTCAAAGAAACGCTGATATTTGCCGTCAAAGTCAAGAGCGATAGTTCCCACTTCGCCTTCCTTGTTTTTCGCAATTATCAGCTCACGCATCCTGTCATCTTCCTTCGGTTTATGCAGCAGCAGAATCGTATCTGCGTCCTGCTCTATCTGTCCCGAATCTCGTAAGTTCACCAGCGCAGGCCTGTCCCCTTTCGTTGTCTCTCGGTTAAGCTGGGAAAGGAGAACGACAAGCACCTTGTGCTTCTGGGCGAAAATATGAAAATATTTTGAAATAGCCGAAACTCGCTCATAGTCAGACTGTCCTTCGCCAGAGACGAGCCCGAGATAGTCGACAAATATAATCTCCGCCTTTTCTCTTAAAGCTATAGCGCAAATCTCCTGCGCAGTGCTGCCGCTTGCCTCTTCCAGATAAAGCTTTCTCGAAGAAACCCCTGCAAATGCAGGAAGCATATGCCCCTTTTCTTCATCGGAAAGTGTCCTCTGCTTTATCTTACCGAAGTCGACACCCAGAACATTGGCGAAATATCGTGCCGAAAGCTTACTTTTGCTCGTTTCAAAGCTGAAAAATATCGTCTTGTACTTTTTCGCCATCTCGTGAGCAACATTCAGCGCTATTGCCGTCTTGCCTACAGAAGGACGTGCACCGATGACAACGTAGTCGCCCTTTTCAACATAAAGTCTTTCATCAAGGCTTTTGAAACCGAAACGTATGTATTCCGCTTCCCTGTCCATCTCATCGGCAAACTCCATGAAGAGCTCGCCCACCGAGGAAGGAGAAGAAAA